TTTGAGGTGTAGCGGTGTGGCAGACGTGCCGATAAACGATTGTCTAACTCTTCCCAGTACTCGGAATCACTTGGATCCCAGCCATCTGCTGCGAGTTCTTGATCAATTACCTTGGCGATTCTACTATCTGTATCTCGAGCCTGCGGATCATACCAAGAGTTTTTCTTTAACCACTGAGTCGCGTTGCGTTGTACTTCTTCTGCAATCGGGGTTGGTACGTTTTGCTTGGGAGCTTTTGCCTGCTCAATTTGTTGTTTCTTGTAGTACTGAGCTTGTTGTAGGCGCTGTTTTGCGTCTGTTAACTGCTCTAAGTACTCTACCTGTCCTGCCGCATCATTTTCTTGCGCAGCCTGCAACATTTTCATCTTGGCGTATTCTACACGAGTTGCCTCGTCTTCGATTGCCTTATCGATCTGTGCAAACTGATACGATGCCGCGGTGTTCTCTAGCTTGATTAAACGCTCGGCCAGTTCGGCATTGCGTCGCTCGAGTGCACTAATTTTGTTGCGGGACGTTGCGTCGCGTTGTTTATTTAATTCTTTTTTGAGTCTACGCTCTTCTCTGCGCGCCTCTCGAATCTTTTCGCGGTCTTCGTCGGTTTCTTCAGGATCGGAATCCACCTCGCCACCATCGGCAGCTTCTACGGGCTCATCGTCGTCCTGATCACTGTCTTCAACAGTATCATCTTTTTGTTTTTCTTCGTCTGGAAAGTGATCAACATGCTCTTCCAGTTTGGCTAAAACGGAGCCATCGTTTTGTTCCTTGATCGGAACGTCTTTTTCATTATCTGCCATAATTTTCTTTCAAAATTAGTCTACAAACGCCTTCATCTTCTGCGCATGGTCAAATGACTTGATGCGAGAGATAATTTCACGTGCCTGGATGGTAATAAACACCACGGGGGCGCCTTCATCATCTGGGCTTACAACAAAACGGTCCCCGCCGTACTTGATGGTTCTAACCAAATCGCCTTCTTTGCACCATGGGCCTTCAATCCAAGGCTCTAAGGTATCTGGCGACTTATATGCTAGTGGGCCAATCTGGCGTACTTTAGCTACAGTCTCATTGAAACGTAACGTCTGCCGGGTTTCATCAACTAAAATGATTCCGCCCTTGCTTTTTGCCTTTTCCCGTCGTAACTGCACTAAAACACGGTCTCCGGCTACTTCAATACCTGGATCGATGTCCGGAAAGCATTCCGCTTCCGAGCGAAGATCTGGGTCTTCCTTTTGTGATAAATCAAATGCCATGCGGCAGTCCTTTCTTGAATCCTACGATTCGTCTTCTTCGTCTTCCGTTAAAATATCGTTAATAATGTCTAACGTAATCTTAAAACCCTCGTATCGGCCCACCAATCTCTGGTAGTCCTCAAACGAATTTACGTTAATACCGGCGGTAACGGATTCCGCTAGTGATTTTTGCTCAGCCTTTACACGACCGATAATTTCAGATAAAAAGTCCTTCATAATCTCACTAATGCAAGTATATAAAGTATTCCGCCCTAAAATTAATAAAAATTGCCGCCTTTAAGTTCATTAAGATTTTTGCCTGGGCCGACTGGCTTAGCATTTCTTAGTTTAGCTTGGGCTGCGCCCCGCTTCCAGTTGTTGTCGCGGTGTGAACCAGACGCGCCAGCGTCTAGGGTTTTGTCTTCTGGGCCGCCGCCGCTAGATAGTTGACCAGTCTCCTGGTATGTTTGACGAAAGCCTTTTAAATTTTCGGCCATGTTATACTCCTGTGGTGGGTTTTGGTTGTAGTGCTGCCTGTACTGCCTGTTTTGTTACTTCAGCTTCGTTTAAAAAATTTTGCCGCTCAATCTCGATACCATGCTGACGGATATCTTTTTCTGCCTCGTTTACTGCCTGAATACCAAGCATAGCCTGCTCTTGGGCAAGTGCTAACTCTTGAGCAGATAGTTGTGCCTGGGCCTGCAATGCTGCCACGCGCTCGCGCGAGGAGTTATTCATGCTGGCAACCGCCACGTTGGTAGAGTTTTTCTGGTTATCGAGCTCGGTTTGCAGATCGTACTTGCTCTGTAATTCCATTACTTTGCGTTGCAATTCAGCAATCTTAATTTCGTAGTCTTGCTGGCTCTTTTGCTGATCCATCTGCATCTTAAACTGAGCCTCTTGCTGTTTACGCTGGGTCTCTGCCATCTGGGTCTTAAGAATAACCTGGGCGGTTGGGTCTTGAGATGCGATTTGCTCCATCCTAGACTGCTGCGCCTGCGCAACTTTTTGAGCCAGCGCCTGAATCTGTTGTACGAATGGCTGCATAGTCATCTGCGAATCTTGTCCAACCATCTGCGAGGCTAGGGCTAACGCCTGCTGAGCTTCTAAGTCTAGTGGCTTCTCTTGGTGCAGCTCTAGCGTATCTTTGCCGCCAGATGCCTGGGCCACGTACGCGCGCATGGACTGCAAGTAGTGCAGCGTTAAGTGTTGCTTGATGTGCTCTAACGCATTGGGCGCGAATGTTGGTCCAATCACTGGGTTGCCGCCATACGCAGGGTTCATCGCATACTCTAAGTGTATCTTGATATGACTGATGTGGTCTTGGTCTGGATATGCTGCGGCAGGACGCCCCATGGTCATGGCAACGTTTTCTAGCGCAGGATTGGATTCTTTTGCACCCAACGGATTGGGTAGTATCTCGTCAACAGACGGCACCTTTAATTGGTTTAATACTCTACGATACACCGCACGGATATCAAACATTCCGGGTGGCGCGGAGGCTGCCATTTGTAACAGCGCCTGGTTCTGAGCTAAGCGTTGTGTCTCAGAGAAAATGTTGGGGTCAGATACTGGGCGTACGTCGTTGTTGTACGCGAAGTCGCGAACTTCAATTGCCTCACCGGACTGGTTGTCCATGTCGGCCAGGTACCAGTGGTTAATACGCGAAACAATTGCCAATGACTTAGCTTGGCTGCGGTGTAGTCGTGCGTGAATGCTGGAGAATACTTTAGCTCCCTGCTCAATGAGAGCCTGGGCCGTACCAACCGGCATGTTGTTGTTTGCCTCGCCAATCTTTTCTTCTGCGGTGGTTACAACGCCTTTTGCTGCGGTTGTTAGCCAGCCAAGTAAATTAAATAATACACTGGATGGTTGATTAAACGGCATTGGCATCGCAATCTTGCGAACATCGTCAACGCCAGGTGATCCCTCAATCTCTACTACTTGCGTAGGTTCGATTCGATCGCTTTGGCCACCAATTCGTCCACCCTTGAGTTTAAGTAACGTCTGGGAATTGTTAATATGCGCCGCATCAAGGAGAGCGCGTAGAGCGCCAGTGAGAGCAGCGCTAAGACCACCAATAAGATGGGGAAGGCCAATAGCATAAGCGCCACGCCAAGGGATAAATTTAAACTCGACATACCAGTCCAGTTTTTCAAACTTTTCATCATTTGCTTCCCAGTTACGATACAGACCCAAGACTTTGCTTGTGGTCTCATCAATCATTAAAATGTATGGTGCGCGTTGGCCGTCTGTCTCTGCGTCTTCTTCCAAACGCATGAAACAGGTAATCTCGTAAATACGACGCAATCCGTCAATGTTTTTAGAGGGCATGTCTTTGCCCTCGATTTTATTGTTTGCTTTTTCAGATCTTGTCTGATCGTTTAGCGGGGCATCAGACGAATATTCGCTGTTGATGTCGATGTAAATGCCCTGCTCAACACGTTGCAAGAATGTATCTTCGGTGATATCTTGTACTTCGGTTACACGCTGCGCTGTGTAGAAGTTAGTAGATGAGTACGGTAACAAGATGTTATCGATCGCAACCCACTCGCAGATTGGACGCTTCTGCTCTTCGTCCCAGCGCCACTTAAGGAACTGTGAACCGCCTAGTGGCAACTGAGTTAACAGTTGCTCCATCTCGTCGCGATACTCAGGTACCTGCTCGGTTAGCTGCCAGTTAAGGAAGTTAACCTTACGGTTTGCTGTCTCTTCTTTTAATCGGTCCGCTTCGCCCTTGATGTTTGACTTAACGAGTCCGTCAGATGGGAGTAACTCTTTAGCCGAAGACGCCGCAAAATCAACGCAAGCCTCCGCCATAACTGGGTGAACCACTTTGGAAGCACCGTCAAACGTCGCCCCTCCTGGCGCATCTTTTCCAAGCCCAGTTCTACGCAATCCTTCTTCATACTGTTTATCTCGTTGTGTGCGTGATTCTTTGTCGACGTCAATTAAATCCAAGTACTCTGTCGCCAGAGTTTGTAGTGTGCCCTCGTCTAGTGACTCTGCCAGGTTTTCATAAAACTCTGGGTTCTTGCGTGGGCTTTGTTTTTCTTGGTAATTGACAACAACAGAACCATCTTCTAATTCAATTATTTCCTCTTCAACGTCACCAGGTTCTAAACCTAGTGCGTCTTCGTAGTAATCCATCTCCGCATCTTGCGCGGCTGCCTCTTTAACGTTTTGTTCATTTTCAAGGCCAGGCAAATTTGCGCCAGACTGAATGGGTAGTATTGGGTTTACCATAAGTTATCTGTTGTAGAATTTGGATAGGCTAGGAAAACTTGGCTGCTCTCGCACGTCAATCATTTCCACTGGCTGGTTGTGTTTAAATATTGGGGATTGTGCTCTTGCACGTGCCCTAACAATTTCTTGTTGTCTAGCTGCCTCTTCTGCTTGCTGTTTTCTGTAAGTATCTAACGTTGCATCACCAAGTTTAATGGGCTCCATTAAAGATAAAATTGCGGTAAGTGGGTTTAACGGTGCTACTGCCAAACCTAAAGCGGCCGCATTTTCTGCTGCGGAACCATATTTTTTAGCCGCAATATTCTTTCGCATTTCTAAAATTTCAGGGGTCAAAAACGGTGCGTTAAACGCAACCTGAGTTCCGATGTTTGCCGGGGTTGATAGTCCACCACCCGCAAATTTTTGTGGTTCCTGTCCGGCTGCAATTAATGCCGCCAACATATCTTGTACGCTCATTGTTGTGCTACCGCCGTCAGCAAAAAACTTGGGCTGTATGCCAGACTCTTCCATCAACGCCTGTTGTGGGGTCTTTAACATACCCGGAGTAGCGGGCATCATGCCGGCCTCTTCCATAAGCATTTGTTGTGGGGTCTTTAGAAAGTTCATTTTGAGCGGGTAGTTATTCCTATTTATACTAATGCACAAAACTTAGGGGATCCGCCCTACTGGGCGTAGGGGTTGGCAAATCGTTTGCTCATGTCGTCGTCCACGTAACTATAGTCTCGAGCTGGTAGCGGGTCGAGTTGGATCCATCCAGAATCACGTAAAACGCGCAACGCTTGCGAGAGGGAGTCGACGTAGTCGTCGTGTCCTCCAGCCTCTGGAAATGAACATACTTGACGCAGAAAACGTTTTGCCCAGTCTGCATATTCCCCTTTTCGTTGTGGTTCCTCTGGTATCCAGACCTTGCCCTTGGCCACCATGGGTGCTACAATGTTTAATCGTTGTACCTTATCGGCACGGCCGGGGTTGTACCCCCTGACCGGGACACCGGCGCCCTGGAGCTCCTGGATCAGCGAGATACCCGCGGACTTGTCTTCCATCAGGATCAGGTCCGCCTTTCGGCCCTTACCAAAGTCATTATCGGCGCCGTAGACGACCTCCTTAAAGTCGTTGATTACCTTCCTGCGTAGCTCGGGGTAAGACAGGTGCTCATCCCAAGAGTCTAGCAGTATCACCGCCGTACCGGCGTCTTGTTGCTCAAACACGCCCCAGATGGTGCAGGCGGTTGGGTCGTTCATTGTCTTCTCAGAAGTCGCCGGATCATACGACGCAATGACATACTCCAGCGTTGGAGTCGGCTTGTTGGCTGGCCAGAGCTTAAATTGTTTGCGCTTGATGATGCCGGACTGCTCCGGGTCAAGGATCTCGCCATAGATCTCTTGGCGGCCAATGTCAGTGCCGTCGTAAGTCTCAAGCTGTTTGAAGAACGTCTCTGAGAGGTTGGCTCTGTTGTCATAAGACGAGGCGTTTGACACGTACACGTCGCCGCCTACTTTACCCTCGTTTAGGTCTACAATTAATTCTTTTGGCTTGGGTGTGGTGGTAATAATCTGCTGCACTCGGGGGATGCGTGGGTCCCGTAAGCGGAGTGTAAACTGTACGCCATCGTAGGCATCGTCGATGTAATCAAATGCACACAGCTCGTCAAACCAGGCGCCGTGATATTGTTTACCTCGGTAGCGCTCGGGCTCCGAGGCTGGTATCCCCTGTATAAGAGATCCATTTGTAAGGGTGATTTCAAACAGGGACTTGTTGTAGTCTCGTATAAGTGACGGGGGAATGATATTGAGAAGTCCAGAGTCCCCTTCGAAACAAGTTGCACGTATATCGTTTGAGGTGGGAGCGGTGACGAGCCAGCGGGTGTTGTCATACAGCCAAGCGCGGATACCAATCCAGTGGCTAGCAGTGTGCGTTTTACCCGATCCACGACCGGCAAGCATAAGAAACGTATCATACTCACCATTATCTGGCTCCCGTTGGTGCGGCAGTGCCTGTAGGTGCCAACGAACCCGCCAAACGGCGGCCTCGAGCTGGTCCTTAGGCCAGTGCGTGCGTGCTTGTGCGAACTTCTTTAATTCAAGTTCCTGTTTTGGTGTTAACGACATTTTTCATTTTCTATAACAGAAATCATTGCCTTTAAAATTGGCAATACAGTTTGTCCACCATACTCGTTTAATGTTTTGTTTACAGCAGTCAAAACAACCCTAGTATTTTCTGGTGTGTAGTTTTTTACTTTTGGGTCTATTCGGTCAAGAGATGGAGCGTATGGATTGCTGCTAAACTCATTAACTGCGTTTAAGTCAAAAGGAAGGCCAGTGTACTCACAAATTCCTTTTTCTAATTTTTTAACAATCCAATCAACGGTTACGGTTACATCAGAATTTTTTGATTTTGACCGTCGTTTAGCGTTATGCCACATTTTGTTGGCTCTTCCACTAAAAGTCATTGCGTATTGTTTTCTTTGTTCAGGTGTAGATGGCATTTTTTATTCCTCCTATACCTACTAATGCAATTTTCAATGAAAAGGCGCCCTTCTCAATGAAAATACTTTGTTATCTACAAGTTATAAACCCTTCGCCAACAAGATAGCTGTTATCCGGCCCGTCTGTCTCGATGTGAACACAGGTCTGTGGCTGGATCTTTGTAATTTTTTCGATATACCTACGCGCCTGGTGTATCTTTATCGGCTTAGATACCTGATTAGGTACCAACTTTAGCCTGGTTTTAAAGGTTAGCGTGTAGGTACTATTTTTTTCTGTAAACGCGAGGTTAGTCTTGCCACCCAGCGACTCAACGAGGCCCTGAATTGACAGCGCCGTGCCGTAGTGTGTGGTAGAGAACCTAAACAGGTCCCTACGCGGCGAATATTGGCGCGGTTTTGCAAATAATATGCCACGCAGCAGCTCAATTCGCTGCTCTTTGTCCGCCAGCAGGTAGTTTGCCGGTATTTTTGTTGGGATACCGGGGGCCAACTGTGACTCTATCGTCGGCGATATGGTAAACTGCCGCCAGCCGTTGTGTATTGTCTTGCGAATCTTGACCTTGTACCCAAAATCTTTGAGCTGGCGCTCTACTTCTTCCTGTGTCGACGGGGTTGTCGTAAAAAATCCGCTAGGTTTGCGGTTTATAAACCAGAACCCAAACACAAACGGAGGTACAGGTAGGGTCTGGTGGGGTAGCTCGATGGGTTTTGTGGTAGGTATCGAGTAGATCTTACAGTTTGTCTCGTCTTTCAGGTCACCATCTAACAACTTTTCCACATTCATCGGCTTTAGTGGCCGCCTAAAGGGGTGGTATCCTTTGTATGTTATAGCACGCAGCCGGTACTTAAAGTTTTCCACTAAAAATTCTAGGCGCTTGTCGCCAGAGATTGTCAGGTAATCATTTAACATGACCTCGTAGCAGTCGTCTGAGAAGTATTCCTGTACCAACTTTACCCGCACCGGCTTA